GAGTTAAGTTTTCTGTAACAGCATCAGCAATAATACCTACACTACCTATTGTAATAGATAAACTATTGCCTGTTACAGTTACCGCAACATTATTGTCGGGTCCCGATGTAGCAAATGGTAATGCTGATATTGCGTCAAATCCTAAACTCATAAATAATCCTTATAAAGGATGCAACGGGTGGTATGTGGTGGTGTCCGTTGCACCCATCATAAGGTTATATCACTATAAAATCAAAGTATCAACTTTTTTAAAAGTATTCCAGTAAAATTTGAATTAAAGGAAATAATAATTTTAGTTTTATTTGATGTATTTATTGGCGATCTGTGAATTATATGTGCTGGAAAAGTAAATAATTGACCCTCTTTGATTTCTATTTCATCAATAACTTTATTTTCTATTATGTCATATAATTGTGTTTTAATTTTTTCTTCTGGCAAATTAACATAATAAACATTTGTAAAATTTACATGAGGGTGCCAATGCCAACCATGTTTGTCTTCTTTTTTATAAATTTGATACCAAGCATTTAAAATATCCCAAGAATTGCTTTTAAGTTTATTAGCCATTGTGTTCATGTATGGTCTTATCATTGAATAAAAAAAATCTAAATATTCTCTTTTTGTATTCTTGGGTAAATTCCAATCTGTTCTTGATATATTATCATTTTCATTTGAAATATTAAATTCCTCCATTTTATAAATCAGAGATATTAATTTTTTTTTGATTTGATTGTGTTCTTTTATATCTGTAATTATGTAAAAAGATTTTAAAGGTAAAATTTTCACAATATTAATTCTGTTAATTTAGTATTTTCTCCCAAAGTACCTTTATAAAAAGTATTAAAAGCTAAACTTATTCTAGTATTAGTTCCTTTTTTTACATCTACTTGATGAGTTGTTGAAGATGGAAACATAACCAATTGACCTGTTTCAACAGGAAACCACCATGAAGTAGAGTTCCAAACATTATATTTGTTTTCTTCTACATCAGCAAAAATTTGTTGATAATCTCTTTGACTAAAAAATTTAATCATATCGTTATCTTTATCTGAATCAAAATATAATACGCCAGATATAACTGAATTAGGGTGTTCATGTTTATGATGATATTGATTTGCTTCAGTAAAATTTAACCAAGATTGAGTTACATAGAGTTTAAGATTTTTTTCTTTTGGACATATAATTCTTTGAAGATAATCTTCACAAGCTGTATCAATAATTTTTTTAATATTTTTTAATTCTTTTCTATTTAGAATATAATTATCAATACTACTAACATTACCCTCATTTTTAGTTGTATGGTTTTTTTGTGCTTCTACAAATTTTAATTCTTGTTTTGTAAAAGGTCTATCCATATTTGTCATATAGATAGGAGTTGGAAATAGATTTTGAATTGTAGGTTCTTTCATTAATAACACCAAGATACAAAAGAATATCTTGTTCCATGTTTAATTGGTTTAATTAAATGAGGATATAAAAATACAGATGGAAATATAATTAAATCTCCACTTTTAAATTTAATTTCATAATCATCAAACATAATAAATTCTCCACCTTTATAATCATCATTTAAAAGACCAACAATACTTAAAATTGGTATTCCTCTAATATTGCCTGTAAATAATGATGTGATATGATCACAATGTTTAGACATAATTTGATTTTCTTTATATCTATTAAATCTTATTGAACTAAAACCTTTCCAACCTTGAAAAGTATCTCCACCTAATTTTTCTATTACAATATATTTTTCTAATGCTTTCCAAGTTAAATCATGTAATTGTTTAATATAAGTAAGATTATTGCCATAACAAACATTTAATTCTTTATGTCCATTTTTTGATTCAGCCTTAAAATCTCTATCTGTATATTGATGTTGTTGCCAATTTTTATTTTCAGATAATTCTTGAATAGTTTTTTGACAAATATTTTTAGGAATCCAATTATCTAATTTAAGTATATAATTTTTTAAATTCACACCACTAATTTAATTTATGCTTGTTTTAAATCCCAACTCCTATTATCCTCATTCCATTTATAATAATTATTACTATCAATTTGTTCTTGTGTCAATGTTGGTTCAGGAATTGGTGGATTCCATAAACAAGTTGTTTCATTAAATATCCAACTATTATGAGGTTTTGGTGGAATAAAAGCATCTCTAGTTTGATCGTAAGTGAAACCTATTCCAGCATAATTTTTTCTAAATGGTGTTCCACCTGATTGATGTTCTCCACCAATAGTATTGTAAGATGTTTGTTTCCATACATCATTTGTACCATAAAGATTATTTAAAAAATCTACACCAGCTTGTTCAGTTGTTGCAACATCATTAGATACTACTTCAACTCTTTCAACTATATTACCAACTCCTAATTTACAAAAATGTGCCATTATGCTGTATAACTCCCTGAACCTGTATAAGTTAATATTGTATCTGAACCAGATGTTGAAACTGTTGGAGAGCCTGTTGTTGTACCTGTGTAATCTGATGTTGCTAATCTTAAAATTACAACACCACTTCCTCCAGCACCACCATTTCTTGGTGCAGAATTTGCACCCCCTCCTCCACCACTTCCTGTATTTGTAGTTCCAGCAGTACCATTTCCTGCTGGGTTTGGGGTATTTCCTCCTCCACCATCACCTCCTGGTGTTGTAGATGGTGCTATACCACTACTCGCACCAGCACCCCCACCAGCTCTTGTAACTGGAGTTCCTGTAATAGAAGATGCTAAACCATCTCCACCATGACCACCACCATCTGTACCACCAGCCTCTATAGCACCACCTCCACCACCTGATGATGGAGAAACACCACCCTCTCCATTAAAACCTTGATTAGCTGTTCCACTTCCTCCTGAACCTCCTGGTGCAGAACCACCACCTGAACCACCAGCATTTCCTGGTGTAGCACCACTTGCCGCTCCATATCCACCTCCAGCAGATGTAATTGTTGTAATACCTGTTCCTGAAATAGATGAAGCAGAACCATTATTTCCTGATCTTTGTGGTGATGTTACTGTAGCACCTCCACCACCTACTGTTATTGTGTAAGTTTCTCCCTGCACTAATTCTAAAGCAGTTTCAGCAGATGCTCCACCACCTGAACTTTCAGTAGAGTAAGAATTTCTATAACCTCCCGCTCCACCTCCGCCTCCTGTATCTTGTCCACCAGAACCCCCACCACCAATAACTAAAAAATCTGTTGTGACAGGTTGTGGAACTTCATCAGTAACATCATCATCTGAAGTTGGAATCCAACCTTGTGTTGCACCAGAATAAACTATTCTTACTGATTGACCATTTACATCATAAACAGGATTAGGAGTTGAAAAACCTTGAAAATTTAAACTATTTTGATTTACTGTAACTGCGTTAGTTCCCCATGTTCTTGCATAATCTGAAAATTCTATTGTGTCTCCAACACTTGCTGATGCTGGAAGTGTCATTGTCACTGCCGCTGAAGTAGTGTTAATCCAATAACCTTCACCAGCTACTGCTGTGAATGCAGAAGTTTTAATAGCAGATTGCCATGATAAAGCTGCTCCTTCTAAAGTAGCACCTGCAGCAACTTGTACGGTATCACCAGATTTACCAATAGTAACCGTATTGGCATTTTCGTTGATAATATTATTACCGTCTTGGTCCTGAATTGTATCTACTTTAATTATACTAGCCATATTATATTAAATCCCATGTTTGATTTTGTTCATTCCAATTATATCTTTGACCATCTGTAGGATAAGCAACTGGTGCTTCCCATTGACAAGTAGTCTCATTTAATGTCCAACTATTATAAGGTTTAGGTGGAATAAATGCATCTCTAGTTTGATCATATTTAAAACCTATTCCAGCAAAGTTTTTTCTAAAAGGTGTACCACCTAGTTTATGAACACCACCTCTTGTATTAAAAGATGTTTGTTTCCAAGCTGTTCTATCTTTATATAAGTTTTGTAAAAACTCAACACCAGCTTGTTCAGTTGTTGCAATATCATTTGATACCACTTCAACTTTTTCAATTATATTTCCTGTTCCTAATTTTGCAAAATGTGCCATTATGGTGTGTAACTCCCTGAACCTGTGAATGTTAATATTGTATCTGTTCCATCAGTAGTAACTGTTGGACTCCCAGTTGTTGTTCCTGAATAATCTGCTGTTGGCATTCTTAAAATAACAACTCCACTTCCACCATCTCCACCATCTTTTGGAGTTGAAATACCACCTCCACCACCACCTCCACCAGTATTTACAGTTCCATCTTGACCATTTCCAGTACCACTTTCACCACCTCCACCACCACCTGTTCCTCCTGGTGTATCACCACTAGTAACACAACCACCACCTCCACCTGCTCTTGTAATAGATGAACCTGTTATAGATGAAGATAAACCATCTCCACCATGACCAGTTCCATCAGTTCCACCAGCTTCTCCAGCACCTCCACCAGCACCACCATAAGTACTACCAGCAGAACCATCAAAACCTTGATTAGCAGTACCACTTCCTCCAGCACCACCATTTCCACCTCCACCACCACTTCCTCCACTTCCTCCAGCATTAGCACCAGAATTACCATAACCTCCTCCAGTAGAAGTTATTGTTGTAATATCTGAACCTGAAATTGATGAATCATTACCACTATTTCCAATATTTGAACCAAGAATACCACCAGCACCACCACTACCTACTGTAATGGTATAAGTTGTTCCTTGTGAAAGTGTTAAACTTGTTTCTGATGAACCTCCTCCACCAGAAGGTTCTGTAGAATAAGAATTTCTATATCCACCAGCACCTCCACCAGCACCTCCATCTCTACCACCACCGCCACCTCCAGCGATAACTAAAAAATCAGTAACTCCAGTAAATTGAGGAGTTTCCAAAGTTACATCATCATCACTAGTTGGAATCCAACCTTGTGTAGCACCTGAATAAACTATTCTTACTGATTGACCATTAGTATTATAAATAGGATTAGGAGATGTATTTCCTTGAAAGTTTAAACTATTTGTATTTAATGTAAGATTATTTGTATTCCAAGTTCTTGCGTAGTCTGTAAATTCTATTGTGTCACCTACTGAAGCGGATGCAGGTAATGTGACTGTAATAGCTGCACTTGTTGTATTAATCCAATATCCTTCTCCTGCAACTGCAGTAAAAGCTGAAGTTTTAATATCTGATTGCCAAGAGATACCAAAACCAGTAGCAGTACCGCTATTAGTTAGTGTAACACCACTAGGTATATTAACCGTATCTCCTGCTTCACCAAGAGTGACTGTTGTACCAGATTGCGGTGCTATTGTATCTACTTCTATTTTACTCATTTACTAAATCCCATGTTTGGTTTTGTTCGTTCCAATTATATTTTTGTCCATCATTAGGTTTTACCACTGGTGCTTCCCATAAACAAGTAGTCTCATTTAAGATCCAACTATTAAAAGGTTTAGGTGGTATAAATGCATCTCTAGTTTGGTCATATTTAAAACCAATACCAGCAAAATTTTTTCTAAATGGTGTTCCACTTGTTAAATGTTCTCCACCTATTGTATTATAAGAGGTTTGTTTCCAAACTGCTCTATCTTTATATAAGTTTTGTAAAAACTCAACACCAGCTTGTTCAGTTGTTGCAATATCATTTGATACCACTTCAACTTTTTCAATTATATTTCCTGTTCCTAATTTTGCAAAATGTGCCATTATGGTGTGTAACTCCCTGAACCTGTGAATGTTAATATTGTATCTGTTCCATCAGTAGTAACTGTTGGACTCCCAGTTGTTGTTCCTGAATAATCTGCTGTTGGCATTCTTAAAATAACAACTCCACTTCCACCATCTCCACCATCTTTTGGAGTTGAAATACCACCTCCACCACCACCTCCACCAGTATTTACAGTTCCATCTTGACCATTTCCAGTACCACTTTCACCACCTCCACCACCACCTGTTCCTCCTGGTGTATCACCACTAGTAACACAACCACCACCTCCACCTGCTCTTGTAATAGATGAACCTGTTATAGATGAAGATAAACCATCTCCACCATGACCAGTTCCATCAGTTCCACCAGCTTCTCCAGCACCTCCACCAGCACCACCATAAGTACTACCAGCAGAACCATCAAAACCTTGATTAGCAGTACCACTTCCTCCAGCACCACCATTTCCACCTCCACCACCACTTCCTCCACTTCCTCCAGCATTAGCACCAGAATTACCATAACCTCCTCCAGTAGAAGTTATTGTTGTAATATCTGAACCTGAAATTGATGAATCATTACCACTATTTCCAATATTTGAACCAAGAATACCACCAGCACCACCACTACCTACTGTAATGGTATAAGTTGTTCCTTGTGAAAGTGTTAAACTTGTTTCTGATGAACCTCCTCCACCAGAAGGTTCTGTAGAATAAGAATTTCTATATCCACCAGCACCTCCACCAGCACCTCCATCTCTACCACCACCGCCACCTCCAGCGATAACTAAAAAATCAGTAACTCCAGTAAATTGAGGAGTTTCCAAAGTTACATCATCATCACTAGTTGGAATCCAACCTTGTGTAGCACCTGAATAAACTATTCTTACTGATTGACCATTAGTATTATAAATAGGATTAGGAGATGTATTTCCTTGAAAGTTTAAACTATTTGTATTTAATGTAAGATTATTTGTATTCCAAGTTCTTGCGTAGTCTGTAAATTCTATTGTGTCACCTACTGAAGCGGATGCAGGTAATGTGACTGTAATAGCTGCACTTGTTGTATTAATCCAATATCCTTCTCCTGCAACTGCAGTAAAAGCTGAAGTTTTAATATCTGATTGCCAAGAGATACCAAAACCAGTAGCAGTACCGCTATTAGTTAGTGTAACACCACTAGGTATATTAACCGTATCTCCTGCTTCACCAAGAGTGACTGTTGTACCAGATTGCGGTGCTATTGTATCTACTTCTATTTTACTCATTTACTAAATCCCATGTTTGATTTTGTTCATTCCAATTATATCTATTTTCTGTGTCAGGTAAAGCAACTGGTGCTTCCCATAGACAAGTAGTTTCATTTAGTGTCCAACTATTATAAGGTTTAGGTGGAATAAAGGCATCTCTATCTTCATCATAAGTATATCCAACACCTGCATAATTTTTTCTAAAAGGAGTTCCACCTAATAAATGAACTCCTGCTTTGGTATTGTATGAAGTTTGTTTCCAAACATCTCTTGAACCGTGTAAATTTTGTAAAAATTCTTCACCAGCTTTTTCAGTTGTAGCAATATCATTTGATACTCTTGCAACTCTTTCAATTATATTACCAACTCCTAATTTTGCAAAATGTGCCATTATGCTGTGTAACTCCCATCTCCTGTAAATGTTATTATTGTATCTGAACCAGATGTTGTAACAGTTGGCGAACCTGTTGTTGTCCCTGAATAATTAGCAGTAGGCATTCTTAAAATAACTACTCCTGATCCTCCATTACCTCCATTTGCTGAACCACTACCAGTAACAGAAGCTCCTCCACCACCACCTCCTGTGTTAGCTGTTCCATTATTTCCATTATTATTACCTCCAGCAGTACCACCTGCACCACCACCAGCAGTAACTGTACCTAAAGGAGGAGAACCTAGACCATGAGCAACTCCTCCACCGCCACCGCCACCTCTAGCAACAGTAGCACCTGTTATTAAAGAATCTAAACCAGCACCTCCATTTCCTCCACCAGAACTTGTACCATTTCCACCTACACCACCAGCACCACCTCCGCCACCAGCACCATTATTTTGACCACCACTTGTAGCCGAAGTACCACCAGAATAACCTTGATTAGCTGTTCCTGCCGCAGGTGTTAATGTTGAGTAGGTATTTCCTCCACCAGAACCTCCAACAGTTCCAATACCATTTTGATAAGCTCCTCTACCACCACCTGTTGATGTAATTGTAGCTATTCCTGAACCACTTATACTACTATCGCCACCATTAGAACCATTATCTGTTTGTGATGTTCTACCAGTTCCACCATTACCTACAGTAACTGTATAAACAGTTCCTCCCAATAATGTTAAAGAACTTTCAGAACTTCCACCACCTCCTGATGTTTCTGAACCAAAAGAATTTCTATATCCACCTGCTCCACCACCACCTCCACCAGTTGTATTTCCATCTCCACCACCACCACCTCCACCAGCTATAACTAAAAAATCTGCTGAATAAGTTTGAGCTTTTATGTTACTTTGTAGACCATCGTCAGTCACTAGCCAACCTTGTGTTGAATCTATAAAAATTAATGTAACTGCAATTCCTTCTGTGTTTAATAATTTGTTACTGGTTGAACCACCAATTTTATCTGAACCATTTTGAACTAATGTAACTGCGTTTGTATCAAAAGTTCCTGCATAATCTTTTATTGCAACAACTGCTCCTGCAGTTCCTGCTGGAAGATTAACGGTTACTGCCCCACCTGTTGTGTTTACAAAATATCCTTCACCAGCTACTGCTGTAAAAGTTGATGTCTTAACTGTTGTTGTCCAAGACGCTGAACCTGTAGCACCAAAGTTTGTTGCTGTACCTTGATTATTAATTGTTGCACCAGCTGGAATTGTAAATGTATCTCCACTATCTCCTAATGTAACATCTGTTCCTGATCTTGGTGATATTTTATTTACTTTTAATTCACTCATTAAACTATTACTAATGTCCCTGTTACTGTGATTGTACCAGGCACAGTTATAGGTCCTGCTAGTACACCGTTTTCGATTGTTTGCGTACCGTCGATCGTGGCCGCTTGATTTTTTATAAATTCATCAGGGGCTGTTCCGCCTCCGATGTATTG